TCCTCAAATAACTCTGGTAAATCTGGTGTTACAACTGCCATTAGAGCCTCCAATCTATTCTATTTATAATATTATTCCTCATTCTTTTCAATCACTAATGGTTTGCAATGGGCTGAATAGGTATTTCTTGTTTGTTTTTGGTTATAAAAGTTTATCTTATCGGCATACCAACTACACCTATCAATACTACCATATCGCATGGTATCATCATATATTTCTGATCCTTCTAGTATTACTAAAATAAATACTAGTGTTTTCATTTGAAGCTATCATTTAAGGAATCAACAACGCTATCAATATTTGGCTCTTTACCATTAGGATCATATTTACATTGAAACTCTACAGGACACTGACCTTCAACAACTAAAGTGTATGTATTGTTGGCTCCTCTATATAAACACACTTGCTTTCCATTCTTAGCTTGTTTTCTTTTATATCGTCTACACGTTACATACTTTGGGTCTTCTCTTACACCTAATCTCTTCTCTTGATCCCATGTCCAGTCACTAAACTTCTTTAGAAAACATGAAAAACACTGAATTATGTTTTCTGATTTAGCAAGATATACAATACCTTCATCAACACAGAGCCATTCAAATGTTTCTTGTCCTCCGTCTTTTCTTACACAATTAGCTAAACCATCCTCTGTCGAAACCCATAAGGGTGTAGATGAGAAGACCAAGAACACCGATGCCAACACTAAGGACAATGGTAATTGCCACAATGCCAATAACCTTTTCTCTAAATATCTTTTTATCATATATTTCTTGCTGCCTACGTTTTCGTATTTGACCTTCCATGCGTAGAAGCTCATCCCAAGCAGCCACCCCATGAGAAAATTTTATAAACTGCTGTAATTCATAGCGTTGTTCCTCCAGTTTTTTCTTGGCTGCAAAGGCTTCTATCGCTTCTTGCTCAACTGTTCCTGAACCAAAAACCTTTCGAAGCATGGTGGGGTTCTTGGCAGATTTGTGAGCTGCATCCACATCACTAACAGCACCCATCCATCTGGATAAATCCTGTGTCATGGATTCCAAGTCACGCCCTGCCTGAAACGCCCTTTTTATACCGCTAAAGGCTGTGCTTGCTGTGGCAACAGCAGCCGAAATAGTTACTGGATCGAACACGTTAGTATGTTTTACGCATCTTCAGAGTGATTGTATAGGTATCAGCACTAGAGTGACCTACAGTGGTAAAATCAATATCGCCTGTCTTTCCAGACCCTGCGTTATTCTTTAAACCACCAAACTCACTATAGTCGTGATGACCACTCTGATTTTCACCTAACTCTATTATAAATGCGTCAGACGTTGCATCAAAAAACAACTGAACCTTCATGCCTATGCACTGCCACCAGATTTTCTCTATGGCAACACTCGTACAAGTATTGCCATTTATATCTGCATTCAATTCACTGACATCGACCTTTTTAACTGCTGATTCGCCTGAGCCATCAGAAATATTCGTAAATTTCATAACAACGTGCTTGTCACCGTCAAAGAGGGTTTGTGATGTTACTGCATCAGCCATGTTATCCCCCTATTTAACCGTTAGCAAAGTCGAAAGCTGCTCCGTGTATCTTAATCATAATTTTACCTGCTGTGTACGCTGCTTCCGTAGCATCACCTGAAGTTAGATAAAGAAACTTTTTAGTAAGAGCAGATAATGTTGTTCCTCCATCTGCCTCATTATGAAGACCCAATGTTAAATCACCATTGTTAAACAGAACTGTACCACTTGTTACAGCAGCATTTTCTGCTGTTGTTCCTGTTGCAGAACACACTAGATTAATATCTGGATCACCGCCTGTTGGCACTTCTAGACACATGAACTCTACTAAATAGGGTATGCCATTTACAGCACTTGTAAGTTCAGCAATATAAGCATTTGCTGCCCCACCATCTGTACCGATAACATCATCGGCTGTACCACCTGATGCTAGACCACCATGTAAATCAATTAAAATAGTAGTGACGATATCACCACCTATCTTGTTTACAAATGTGTTTATAGCTGCATCTGCAATACCAGAGCCGTGTGCGTTTGGGGTTACGTTGAATATTGTAGCTGCCGTTCCAAGACTAGCATTGTTCGCACCAGTTGTTGTACCTGCTGCTACGATGTTGTCTCTTCCTGATGTCGCTACTTTTTGTACTTCTAAAACACCACCACTCGTTGCTACGATATGCTCTGTTAAAGCTCCTGTGGTTGCACTTTGAGAGATTGCTTTAAGACCATCTTTTGAACGGATCGGTCCTGCGAATGTTACGTTAGCCATGTTATTCTCCTTGTATTGGCAAATGTCAGCTTACGCTGTCAAGGTAAATTAAAAGGGGGCAATTTCTTGCCCCCAGAGTTTGCTAGTTTACGCAGCTCCTGTTGAACCGTAAATTCCAAGTGGATCGGATACACCGAAAGAGTATCTCTCTCTAGCTTTGTATCTTACGTTTCCAGTGTTGAAATCACCGTCCATGCCAGTAGCCATAGGAGTTCTAACGAAATGTTTCATTCCGTTTGGAACATCTGTGATGATGAAGAAAGCATCATTGTCTGTTAGATAATGGTTAACAGCAAAGCCCTCTGGGATAGACCCATTAGACTTGATAGCGTTAATGTCATTATCAGCAGTTCCTGTTCTGAAATCTGTTTGTAGCAATCTTGTTGCTGTAAACATCAATGCAGGGGGAACAATCAGCTTCCTTGGTCTTGCTGCAATCAATAGACCTCTTTCATCCACAAACGCTGCAATATCAATAACTGCTTGTTCGAGAGATGTTTCGTTAAGGTCTGCTGCTACTGATGGTTGGTTTCTGTTATTACCACCTGCCACGGTTCCGTGGGAGGCACTAAATAAAAACGCTCCATCACCAGAAGTGAATGTATCAAAACCAGTATTTAGAAGTGACGCTGCTTTCGTTTGCTTGGTATACGCCATAGCTCTAGCAAGAGCCTTTGTATAACGTGCCGATAAGCTGTCATACAAATTGTCTTCCATAGCTTCCTCTGTAATAGAAAAACCCATAGCCACTGTCTCGTGATTAAAACGAGCAGTGAATGACTCTTGTGCTACATCGTAAGAGATGGATGCACCTTCCTGTTTAACAGGGGCTGCACCGAACCCACTTAGCTTTACTTCTTCCTCAAAACTTCTATCGGAGTTTTCAGTTTCGTAAATATCAGCGTGTTCATTCTCATAGCCTTCATACTCTAGTCCAAACAATGCGTTTAAACCTGGGAGTAACTCTTTTAAGAGATTTGCTCTACTCATAACAGCCATGATTAGCCTCCTCCTGGTGCGTTGCCAGAAACAACACCTACACCTAATTGGTGTCCTGTGTTGAACTTACAAAGCATTATTGGGAATGATGTTCCTCTTTCGTCACCATCGTGACCTCCAAGAAAATCAACAATCCTTACTGGTAAGGCTGCGGTAACTGCTGTTGTGCTAATATCAATACTAACACGAGAGATACCAAACGTAGCACTTGATGCTGTTTGCTCTAACTCTACGTTAGCACCAAGATCATCATCAGTTACTGCACCGTCTGCCTGTACAGCAAACAGAATATTTGGATCATCAGCAACATAAGCCATACCACTGGTATGGGCTGCACCTGACCATTGTTGTGAAAATGTAAGCTGACTTGTGCTTACATCTATATAACGACAGCCAAGAAAGATACCAATGGGCGTTGCTGCACTTGTACCTGTATCTTTGGCTATTGTGGTTGTGGCTCCATCGTCATTTAGCTTAACGACATCACCGTAACAAATCCTTGTGGACTGAGATGATAGGATAGGATACTGACGAAAACCACCAGTGTATTCGCCACCTAATGTTCCTACTGGTCTTAACCCAAAAGGAGCAGATATACTAGACATATGTCTACCTCCATTAAGTTGTTCGAGTGCTTCTTTCTGGTTTCAGAATTGGCATTCGAGGATCATTGTTACGCAAGAAGGAGTTATCCACAGATTCCATTTGCCTATTGGCCATTTCCTTGTGGGCTTCCCTACGAGCATTTAGTTTTTCGGTTGCTATGCTACAGAGTAGCTGACCACCAATTTCAATATTGTCTTTCCAACGAGAATCGATGTCAGACATAACGTGATTTAATTCAGGATAATCTTTGGCTAATATAGGTGTCCACCCTTCACGAAACCTTGAAGATACGTTTGGGTTATCTGATTGACCTAAAGTTGCTGTTCGTATGTAGCGATGCTCAATACCTGGTCTAGGATTGGGCATCGGTAGCAACGTGGGTCTTTCCCAAGTCTTTTTGCGAAACTCCATTTCTCGTGTTTCAGTGTCTCTTTGTTGTCTATCAGCCATTTAATTGATCCTTCATTAGTTGCGCTGCATATTGCTCTTTAGTGAGTCCCAAGCGTCTAGCGAGGTTCACTTGGGTTGAGGTCAGTCGCACTGTGCGTGGTTTTTTTGCACTCCGTTTAGTGGGGGCAACCACGTTGCCAGTTTGACTTTGTTGCGTTTCCTCATCTTCAATAACATCGTCAAACTTGTCTGGAAAAACTTTTCGCATCTCCGTATCTATCTCTTTATAATACTCTTCGCTGTCTCCGACAACACCTTTTTTCACCAATTCCTCGTGAACACCAAAAGCATACGAAGTCATTTTGCTATCTTTGTTAAACCATGTATTGTCATTTGCCCAATCCAAAGCTCTCTGACTCACCTGTGGTTTCTGGGGTTGCTGAGGTATTGGCTTGGTTTGTTCCACCCTTGGCTCAGGTTGTTTTGGTGGTGTATAGGTATCCACACGATATTTTTCATTTTGTATTCTAGCTAACTCAGCAGACGCATCGGCAAGTTTATCTGGATCACCTGATTCGTAAGCATCTTTGTAATCTATCTTGGCTTTTTCAAGTTGTGCATCTACTCTGCCTTTAGCCTGATTGATTAAGACACTCTCGCCATCGGATAGACTTTTACGAAGATCATCGTTTTCTTTCTGAAGTTTCTTAGCGTAGGTAAGTGCCTCTTCTCGTAAACGAGAGGCTTCTTCTTTGGCTCTACGCTCTTCATGATACTCATACTTTAGTTCCTTGATGCGCTTTTGAACCTTATCGCTATAGTTTTTGGCTTCGTCTTCTTCGCCTTCCACTTTAGGTTGATTATCTTCTTTTCTCTTTGGAACTCTATCTTCCTCAGGTCTGTCATCAACAATCTCAACTTCAAAGGAAGTATCATCCTGTTTTTTTGTTTCCACAGGCTTGTCTTCACCAAAGTCTAAATCCTGTTGGTTGTCCTGCTCTTCTATTTTTTCTGCTGCTTCGTTCATATCCTTTTATATCCTCTTGGGTCTTCGACAACAGCTTCCACTGTGTCATCGTTAATTAATCTAAATTCTTGTGAGTGAATCTTAAATCGAGTGCCTGAGTAAGATCGAAAGATCACAAAGTCACCCTTTTTACACCACGGTCCTGTAGGAAATTTTTCTTTGTCCTTATAGGCATCTGGACCCATGCTCACAACAAAACCTATGATCGATGCTATACCTTCGGCATCTCTCAATGCGTCTGGCATATACACACCACCTTCGGTTTTCTCGTCTACTTCAACTGGGGATATTAAAAGTCTGTAGCCTTTTGGTTCAGGCATTTTGGAAGCAATTTTATCGTCAGTTTCCTTCTTTACAGCTTGATACATTTTAACCTCATGCAGTGATTTAGGCTCACAGTTGCCTTGCGTTTAAATACGTTGAGATTATTTAATCCTCAATAGCTTTTTTTTGCAAGTCTAAAATTTCTTGCTCTACTTTGAGTAATCCTCTGTACTCACCAACCATTGAAGTGTATTCATCGAAGGTTTTTGCCCCTCCCATACATAAATGTTCCTGTATTTGGGTCTTTTGATCACCTATTATCTTTAAAATAAAGATATATTCGTTATTCATCAGAGGTTAAGTCCTTTGCAAGGCTTAATCCTATGTCCACACCTTCTTTTATAGCTTTTTTCTCCGCTTTATCAGCCTCCGTAGCCACCTGAACACCTAATTTAGCACCCTGTATCTTCTCATTTGACTTGGTTTTCTGTACATCGGTCTGTAATTTAGCAATATCAAGCTGTTTTTTGTGTTCAAACTCAGCTTCTTTCAAGGCTAACTCTCTTTGCTGTATAATTGTTAGTGGGTCTTGCTGTTTTTTCATCGCTTCAGCCTGTGCCATTTCTGCCTGACCTTTTTGCAACACTTTAGCAGCAGCTTCTGCCGTTAGTTTTGATAATTCTTCCTCTACGTCCTCTGGTAAAGGCTTATCTTCGTCTGGCATCTCCACACCTAACTGCTTTTCTATCTCTTTTCTATACTGGAACGCAACGTGTTCAGTAATGTGGGCTGCCAAGGCATTCTGGATAGCAGACGCAAATGGCGATTGACCAATGATTTGCTGTATTTTAGGGTCTTGAGCAGCAGCAGTATGTACAGCAATGTGGGCTTCATGGTCTTGGTACTTGAACGCCTTGACAGGTTCTTGCTTCATGATCGCCATGTTTTCTGTTACTGGATCATTCGGCTTTATATCGTCTGGTAGTTTGATAATATCTGCTGCATCTTTTATTCCCAATACTTCGAGCATCTGTCGATGCAGTTTACCCATGTCGTATAGCTGTGGTGCTTGTTGGGCTAACTGTAGGGCTGCCTGATATTGTGTTACTCGTTGTGCCATTGTAGAGGCATTTGGATCAGATACTGGTATAACATCCACTCGTCCGTCAAAATCTTCTGTTCGTGAGAAGCTACCCTCCTCTGTTTCATAGGCATACTCTGGAGGCATGAAGTCATGGATACACTTAGCTAATATACGAAGTTCTTTTTTTAAAGAGGCGTGTAATCGTGCTTGCACCCCAGACATCACTTTCATGGATCGCTCCAACAAGGCTAATGTTGTGCCAACAGGGGCTTGTGGATTCATGTTACCCACCTGCACATCGGCAACGGAGCCTATTCGTCTGCCTTCTTCGACAATATTTCCCAACAACTGGTATAATACTGAGGATGGTTCTTTATAAGGTATAAACGTAATGGAATCTCGTATCGCACCACCAGGAACATCGACATCCCTGAACTCACCAGGCATGAGAGGCGAATCATCGCCTTTAATGCGTAAACCACGAGCTTTAAGCCCTGCAGGAAGATTAGATAAAGTACCTGCATCAATAAGCTGACGCAATATGGACGTAGCCGATTTAGCCAACCCACCAATAAGATGAATAAGTCCTGTGCCATAAAAGCCAAGGCTAGGAAGATATCTATAATGAATAAAATGCTGTCGCTTAGTTTTCTTAGGATCGGTTTCATACCAGTTCTTTCTAATGGATAATATGGCTCGTGATGACTTATCTATTGTAATAACATAGGGTCTGGCTAATCCATCGCTATCCTGAAATGGTTCTGGCATATCGATATCAACGTGCATCTCAAGGATCGTGTATCTCTCATCGTCTTCATAAACATTATCAGCACCATCCATCTCATCATACTTTTCCTGTATTTCTGATTCATCTTGTTGTGGGTCTGATAGTTCAACGTCACGATAGAAACCATTTACCATAAGCTCTTTGATTTCATTCTCTGTCTTTTTCATGATGTGCGTGTACCGTGGACAAGACATGAGATCACTTGCACCGTAAGAAACTACAAAGTCTTCAGCAGGAACAAACATGGAGCATGGTCTTTCCATTATAGGATCGTAATACACCTTCTTGAAGGCAGAGCCTGCTAAGGGTAAACGAAACAGCATTTGCTCCATTTCATCACGATACTCCGTCATGTCTTCTGTTAGAAGGTAATTCATCTCATGTTCAACACGTTGCGACTGTGCTGTTTTTTCTTTTGTGTTTTTTCCAACTATCTTTGTGCGTACAGGTCCTGATGCAGGGAATATCTCTCCCATTGCCTGTGCCTGAAAACGAACAACAGCTTCTGTTAGAAGTGGGTGGAATACACCTGACGCTCCTTGCCACGGCTGAGATCGCTCTTCAATCTTCATGCCCAACAAGTCAAGACCTTTTATGTAAGACCGTGACCATTCGTTTCGTGATGTTCTATCGCTCTCAAAATCGTCAATAAGATCAGCAGCCATCTTCTCAAGATCACCATCCTCCAGAAACTCTGCTATGTTTGAGTTGTGATCAGCACCAACTAAATCCTCAGTGACATCTCCCTCAAAGTCAACGATGACACCACCATCCTCTGTTTCTATCGATACAGCATCTGGATTTACCACTTCAACTTTTAACTCTTGTTCAGAAGGGTTCTTCTCTATATCAACCTCGAAAGGTTCTAATCGTTTATCGACTACCATAATTTACCTTATGCTAAACTTAGTTCCCTGAGTAGCCATGCCACCACCACGCATCTTCATGACCTTGCCACCTTTCTTTAACTCGAAAGGACTTTTTCTCATTTTTTCTGCACCTCTTTTACCCATGCCAAACTGAGAAGCTATGTTACCACCACCAACTCTGGCTCTTCTAGCACCCTTTTCTTTTTTCATATTTTCTTCCATCATCTTTGAAAGTTTTTTTATTGAAGGGTAAAGCACTGCACCACTGGCTCCTAAACCTGCTACTGTGCCTATAAGGGTTTCTTTTTCCTTGGAAGTCATACCATTCTTTTTTTTATTTTTTTCTGACATCAATAATACTCCACTGGTCTTCTGTATTTTGGTTCGTCATCCCAGTCATCACTTTCTGCTCGAACCCATCCACCTTGGCGAAATCTTAACAGAGCCTGTGTGGTACTGTCAACTAAGTCATCATGATCACCAGATGGGAAAGAGGCACATTCCTCTATAACCTCATCTGCCCACCTAGAGGGTGGATACCAAACAGTGCCACTCGAAAACAAATCCGTTACGGCATTTACTCTGGCAATCTTGTCGTTACCTCTGGTGGGTGTGAACTCCGTGACAGGTATACCCATAGCACGAAGCTCAAACATCAAAGGCGCGCCTGATGCCTTTGCCTCAACAACCATCTGGTCTGGCTCCCACTCCATGTATTTGTCATAGGCTGCTCGTTTTAATTCTGGAAACTCCAGTTTTGCCTTGAACGAATCAAGAAGTATCAAGTGTGTCTTTTCTATCCCTGTCGTTTCATCAGGATGATAAAAAACACCCCAAGTGGTACACGCACTATAGTCACTACGCTCTGTTTTCAGAAACGCTGTATCCCACGACTGTATTATCGCCTCACAGGGGGGTGGGGTATTACTATCCCACAATCGCCACCATTCTCGTTTTATTAACGCTCCCTCTTCGGATGTAGGGTTTTGCTGATACTGAGCGTTCCATTTGGCAACTGGCAATTCAGCTTTTAGACTTTCCAACTCCTCTAACTTCCAGAACTCTCCCCACAATGCCTTTCCTGATGGCATGATCGCAGGCAACTCAATAACTTCCCAATCGTCAATCCCTGACTTGTTCTCCATGCTTTTTAGTATCTGACCTGTTAAATCTCTCTTAGCCCATCGTGTCATCACCAAGATAATCGCACCACCTGGTTGTAATCTCTGCCGTGGTCCTGACGTATACCATTCGTACACC